TAATCGCTTTATACGGAGGGTAACATGGGCGCTGGACTATATGCTAATATTCACGCAAAGAAAAAAAGAATCGCTGCGGGATCAAAAGAAAAAATGAGAAAACCGGGATCTAAGGGAGCTCCTACTGCTGCTAATTTTAAAAGAGCGGCTAAAACTGCGAAGAAACCAAAAAAGGTGTAATAAATGACCACATCTAATTCTACAGATTTTGAGCTAGACACTGCTGAATACGTTGAAGAGGCTTTTGAAAGGTGTGGATTAGAAGTTCGCACAGGTTATGATTTAACTACCGCTCGTAGATCTTTAAACTTAATGTTTGCGGAATGGGCTAACAGAGGTTTAAATCAATGGACTATTGCTCAAAGAAGTCAAGCTTTAACCGCCGATGATAGAGAGTATTCTTTAGGGTCAGATGTAATTGATGTTTTAAATGTTGTTGTAAGACGATCTGGAACAGACTTTTCTTTAACAAGAATAAGTCGATCAGATGATTTAGCTATACCTACTAAAACTACAACGGGCAGACCTACTCAATTTTTTCTAGACAGACAAGTGACCCCTAACTTAAAAATTTGGCCTACTCCTGAAAACAGCACGGATGTTTTGCATTATGACGCTTTAACCAGAATAGACGATGCGGATTCTTCTGTGAACACTGTAGCGGTTCCTTTTAGGTTTTATCCTTGCCTAGCCGCAGGATTAGCTTATTATATTTCTTTGAAAAGAGCACCTCAAAGAACTCAGATGTTGAAAGCAATATATGAAGAGGAGTTTGAAAGAGCCATAGGAGAGGATCGAGATAGATCTAGCTTTAGTGTAACACCTCAATATACATATCTTAGGTCTAATTAATGAGTAAATTTGCAAAAGGAAAACATGCTTATGCTATATCAGATAGATCTGGTATGAGATACAAGTATGGAGATATGAAAAAAGAATGGAATGGTGCCTTTGTTGGTCGAGATGAATTTGAAGCAAAACACCCTCAGTTGGGTCCTTTTAAGTCTGGAGCAGACCCGCAAGCTTTAAAAGATGCAAGACCCAGCCGGGTTGAAAATGCTGTAGAGGTTATTTTAAGATTAAATCCGTTTACATCTAGCTCGGCTAGTTCAGGTGTTATTTCAGTGCATGAAGTAGGGCATGGAAGGTCTTCTAGCGATACCGTGAGGTTTAGAACAGTAGCAGGATTTGATGGGTTTACCAAAGCCGTTATAGAACAATCTGTGGGTTACAGTATAACCGTAGTTGATTTAGATACATATACATTTACAGCTAATGTACAAACAGCTACGATAGGGGGTGTTATTGGTGGAGGCGGTCGTGCAACGGCAGGCCCCGTAACGGTGAGCGCATAATAGTGAGTATAACATAATGGCATGGACATTAACTACGTTAACCCAATCAATCCAAGATTGGACAGACAACGCTGAAACAACTTTTGTTGCAGAGATACCTTTTTTTATAACCAATGCAGAGGAACGGATTTTTAAATCAGTAGATTTAGAATATTTCCGCAAAAATGTGTCTGGAACATTTACTAGTGGTAACAAGTTTTTAGCTGTACCTAGCGATTATCTTTCTTCTTTTTCTTTAGCTTTTGTTGACTCAAGTGGAAACACTAACTTTCTCCTACAAAAAGATGTCAGCTTTATACAACAATACACTCCGGGAGGAAACTCTACAACAGGCAACCCAAAATACTACGCTCCTTTTGATGTTGAGACTTTTATTGTTTCTCCAACCCCTAATGCGTCTTATACCGCAGAATTACATTATTTCTATAGACCAGCATCAATAACAACGGATGATAGCGGAACAACTTGGATAGGCACAAATGCATCAGATGCTTTGTTATATGGTTCTTTAGTTGAAGCTTATACTTTTATGAAGGGTGAAGCGGATGTAATAAAAATGTACTCTGATAGGTACATGGAGGCGCTTTCTAGATTAAAGAACTATGCAGAAGGTATAGAAGATATAGACGCTTTTAGAGCAGGAAAATTAATAAGCCCAAGAACATGAGTGATTTAAAAAACAAAACAATAGCGATTGTTGGTTTAGGCAATACTTTTTCAGACTATATTTTCGCTAAAACAAGAAGTGAAGCTTTTGATGAAGTATGGGCAATAAACGCCATGTCTTCTGTTATTTTCCATGATCGTGTGTTTATGCTTGATCCAGCATCTCGTTTTTTAGATGGAGAAATGGCTGGAAAACAGACAAATTCAATGAAAAATAGACTATTAAAAAAGTTAGATATTCCTATTTATTCTTGTTGTTTAGATAAAAGATGTCCAGATGTAATAGAATATCCTTTACAAGAAGTGTTAGAAAAAACAAAATATGCTTATTTAAATAACACTGTTCCTTATGCTATAGCCTTTGCTATAGCTAAAGAAGTAGGAAAAATATGTTTATATGGTATAGATTTTAGCTATAAAAATATACCGCATATGGCAGAAGCAGGTAGAGCTTGTACGGAGTTTTGGTTGGCTATTGCTACTACAAAAGGAATAAAAATAGAAATAGCGAACAATTCTACTCTTTTAGATACTAATGTTCCAGATGAAGAAAAATTGTATGGATATCATAGATTAGAAGATCCTATTGTTTCTACAGTACATGAAGGAAATATGTTAATTACAAGAAAATCAAAGTTAGAACCACCAGAGCCTTTGGATGCAATTCCAAGAATATATGGTAGAGAGGAAGATACAAGATAATGATTAGTTTCAATACAAAAATAGAAGTAGCTCCAGTCAGTGTAATGACTTCAAATAATGGAGGTCTTTCCGATGAGCAGATTGCACAAATGGCGGTTGACAAAATAGTAGCGGTTTCTGATAATGCTCCTGACGTTATAAGAGATCAAGCTCATGTATTTAAAGAAAATGTTAAAAAACTTTTGTTTCATTATCTAATCTTGGCAAGGCAAGAGGAACGTGCTACAATAGTTCATACTATAAGAAATTCAGGCCAGAAAGAATTGGCAGACTATATAAGGAGATTATAAAATGGCGATAGTACCAGCATTATGTACCACATTTAAAAAAGAATTAATGACTGCTACACATAATTTTGCAACTAATGGTAATACTTTTAGGTTAGCACTATATGCAGAAAGTAGTGGTGGTAAATCAAATACTACTGCAACATTAGGAGCCGCAACAACGGCATACACCACAACTGGAGAAGTTGATAACAGTGGTAGTTATGCAGCAGGTGGTGGAGAACTAACTAAAGTAGCTCCAACTAATTCTGGAACAACTGCTATAACAGATTTTGCAGATATAAGTTTCACAACTGCTTCAATTACTGCAATGGGAGCATTAATATATAATGACACAGCTTCTAATAATGCTGCTGTGGCTGTGTTAGATTTTACAACTAACAAAACATCAACATCTGGAACATTTACAATTCAGTTTCCAACTGCTGATGCAAGTAACGCTATTATAAGAATTGCTTAACCGAACGACTGTGAGGTGATATATGGCTAATACAACATTAACTGGTTGGGGTAGAGGTACTTGGACTGAGCAAGCATGGAACAGAGCTTTGCCTCTTGCTGTTGATCTAGATGCTTCAGCAACGAGTGCATTAGGAGATGTTGTTGCGGTTCCTGGAGTAGCTGTTGCTGTAACAGGTGTTCAAGGTGTAGGGTTTTTAAGTGGTCACAGTGCTACAACAATAGTAAAAACAGTTACAGTGGTTAGTGGCAACCCTTCTAATCATCCTTATTATAATGTTGGATCAACCAATAAATTTGCTATAGGGGGTTCAACGGCTACTGTTGATGTTCTGTTAGATTTATTTGAAGGAAACACCTATAGGTTCGATCAATCAGATAGTAGTAATGCTGGACACCCACTTAGATTTTCAACAACTCCGAATGGCTCGCATGGTGGTGGCAGTGCTTACACAACTGGCGTAACGGTAAATGGAACACCTGGACAAGCTGGTGCTTACACGCAGATTACTGTTTCTAATCCTGCTCCTACCTTGTATTACTATTGTACTAATCATAGTGCAATGGGTTGGACAGCTGAGACACCCAGTATTTCAGGTCACGCATTGCTGGTTGAGACTAATGTCGGAACTACTGCACTAGGCAATGTAAGTGTAAAAGCTAATGCTCTTTTTGCAGTTTCAGGAAACTCCTCTACTTCTGCGATTGGTACAGAAACTCACGCACCTACGTTTTCCATAGGGGTGTTTCCTACAGGGTTTGGTCTAGTTGGATCAACTGGAGAGGAACGTGTTTGGGGTTTAATTGATACAGCACAGACGTCAAACTTTACAAACATAACAGTATCACAAACACCAAACTGGATTAAAGTAGCAGCATAAGGATAAAAACATGGCAAG